GCTTCCAATCCTTGCCTCGCGAAACGCAGGAATACCTGCACACTCGCGAACAGGAACGGGAACGTGAGTTCCGCCGAAGTCAGAACGAAATCGCTGACCAGCGCAAGGCCATCGAGGCTGAGCGTCAGAAGGCGGAACAGGTAAAACAACAGTACGAGGCCCAGCTACCGGCCTTGATGCAGGCGCTTCAGGAAGCCAACGCAGGCGCATTCGGCGACATCAAAACCGTCGAAGACGTGACCAAGCTGGCGGCTGAAGATCCGTTTCGATACCTGCAATGGCAGGCCCATCAGCAGAAGATGGCGGCTGTTAACGCGGAGATGGAGCGGGCCAACGGAGAGAAGTCGAAAGCCGAGCATTCCAAATGGACGCAACACATCCAGGAGGAGAATGCAAAGGCGGCCGAGTTCATCCCGGAGCTTGCAGACAAGGACAAGGGGCAAGCCCTCGTTCAGCGCGTCGCCTCTGAATTGCTTCCCGAACTCGGTTTCAAAGACAGCGAACTCGCCGATCTTGCGTCCGGCAAATCGAAGCTCTCGATTTACGATCACCGCATTCAGCGACTCCTCGCCGAATCCTTGAAGCTGCGGGACATTCAGAAGGCCAAGACGGCTGTGGCTGCCAAGCCTCTTCCTCCCGTGGTCAAGCCAGGAACTGCACGGCCGGCAGGCAATGCCGTCTCCGAGCAGGTCCAAGCCCTCACCCGAAAACTTGAACAGACCGGCGATCTCAGGGTCGCGCAACAGCTTCGCGCGTTGCAGACCCGCCGGGCATCATAAGGACTTCAAACCATGGCACTCCCGAGCAATACCTTCGCGACCTACGAGGCGATCGGCAACCGCGAAGACCTCAGCGATATGATCTATCGCATCGACCCGACCGACACCCCGTTCATGAGCGGCGTCGAGCGTGAGAAGGCGACCGCGGTCAATCACGAATGGCAGACCCAGGCTCTGGCCGCCGTCGATACCTCGAACGCCGTTCTGGAAGGCGACGACGCCACGACCGACGCTGTGACGCCGACCGTCCGTCTCGGCAACATCTGCCAGATCTCGGACAAGGTGGCGCGCGTCACCGGCACCCAGCAGGCGGTTGACCACGCCGGCCGCGATAACGAGCTCGCCTATCAGGAAATGCTGAAGGGCCTCGAGCTCAAGCGCGACATGGAGTCGATCCTTGTTGGCACCAACCAGGCCAAGAATGCTGGCGCTGATGCGACTGCCCGTGTGACTGCTTCGGTCCTGTCCTGGATCAAGTCGAATACCTCCAAGGGCACGGCCGGCGGCGCTGCTGACCCCTCCACCGCGACCGGCACTGGCACTCGCACGGACGGCACGCAGATTGCCTTCACCGAGGCTCGTCTGAAAACCGTTCTGTCTTCGATCTGGACCAATGGCGGCAAGCCGGGCGTCATCTTCACGGGCGCCTTCAACAAGCAGGTGTTTTCGACCTTTACCGGCCGTTCGACCGTGATGGAAGAGGCTTCCTCGAAGAAGATCGTCGCATCGGTCGATGCGTACGAATCCGACTTCGGAAAGCTGAAGGTTGTCGCCAACCGTTTCCAGCGGACCCGCGACGTGCTGGTTTTGGAAATGGACAAGTGGGCGGTTGCATTCCTCAACGGCCGCAAGATGGTCTCGATCCCGCTCGCCAAAACCGGCGACAGTGATCGTCGCCAGATTCTGTCGGAGTACGCGCTCGTTGCTCGCAACGAGAAGGCCTCCGGCGGCGTGTTCGACAACACCACCTCCTGATCCCTCGGGGCCGGTTAACGCCGGCCCCTTTCATCCTGAAAGGATATCCCGGTGGGAACAACTGACAATTTCGACTCTGCGGCAGCTACGACTGCTGTTGCAACCAGCACCATGCCGGTGCTGCTTACTTCGAACGGCGGCGCTCGCAATCATACACTTGATATGTTGCAGGCATTCAACGGCCGCTTCCGCTACTGCACGATCACGGGCAATCTCGGCACGCTGTCGTCGCTCGGCACCTCGACTACGCCCGTTGCCGGCACGGTCTATTATGCCGACATCTTCATCCCGGAGACTGCGAAAGTTCTGACCGGAGTCGGCGTTCTGAATGCTGCGACCGTCGGCACCGACAAATGGCTGTTGGCGCTGTATGACTCGGGCGGCACGCTGCTGGCGAACACGGCGACCGCTGGCACTACCACGTCGGGTGCCAATGCCTTCCAGCAAATCGCGTTCACCTCGACGTACACTGTCAAGAAGCCAGGCCGCTACTGGATTGGCGCGTCACTCAACGGCACCACGGATCGTTTCCGCACCATTGCAGCCGCAACCTGGATTGACGTGCTGACGACTTCCGCGACTGGCACGTTCGGCACGCTGGCTGCCTTGACGCCGCCCACCACCTTCACCGCTGACGTTGGCCCGGTCGCCTACGTCTACTGATCTTAACGGGCGGCCTTCGGGTCGCCCTTTCTTTTGGAGGCTTGAATGGCACTTCCCCTTAATCGGCCCCTGAATATGATCAGGGTGTCGTCCTATAACGCGGATATGAGCACGGCCGGCTCGTCCTTCGCTGTTGCTCCGACCCGCGGCAAGATCGTCAAGCTCGGCGTTGTGGCGCATGCTGCCGTCACGACCGCGCCGAACGTTCTCACGGCCAAGATTGCCGGCACGGCCATCACCATCCCGACCTGGACGGTGACGCACACTGGCGCTGCTGCTGGTGATGTGGTCGAAGTGGTTCCTTCGGCGGCTAATCTCGTTGCTGACGGCAACAACATCGAGTTCATCTCGGACGGCGCAGGCTCGGGCACTGTTCCCTGCACCTATTACGCCGACATTCTGGTGGGCTAAATGGCTCAGCAGTATATCGGTACTGGTCGAATTGGGCCATCCGGGAACGCGGCTTACACCGGCACGGCAGGGTCTTACGGCCCTGTCGGCGCTGAGACGTGGAAGGTCCGCGTTCTCGTCACGACCGACGCCTTCGTTACGACTGACGGAAGCACCCCGTCATCGACGGCTGGCGCTTATGTCGTCGCCAGTTCGCCGGAGTATTTCACGGTGACGGCGGGGCAGACCGTCAAGGCTGTTAAGGTCTCGTCTGACGGCACGCTTTACGTGAGCGAGATTGTCTGATGGAAGGCGTTGTTGTCAGACCTCACTTCGACAGCAACGGCAAAGACCTTGCGATCGAGCACGTCCAGGATGTTGAACCCATTCTGGAATGGAACAAGGAAGCGCGGCGAGAGGATCAGAACGCGGATTGGGGGCGCCATGTTGCCCGTATTCCCAACGTGATCTATGTGAAGTGGTTGGATGAGGAGCATCGCAAGGGCAACACGTCCTTGCGCATGTTCACGCCAGAGTTTGACGAGATCGTGCATCGCAAGCTGCAAGATCCTGAGTGGGCATATCTACGCACTGACAAGCCTGCGCTCGTTACGGGCTGGCTTGGCAAATGACCACCATAACGGACTACGACAGCCTAGTTACGGCGGTCACGGAGTATCTGGCTCGAGACCAGGATACGACGCTGATTGCCCGCATCCCGACCTTTATTCAACTCGCGGAAGCCAAGTTCAACCGGGTGCTGTTTGTCCGACAGATGGAGCAGAGGTCAACGACCACCGTTGACACTGGCGCGGACGAACCGGAGTTCATTTCCCTACCAACCGACTTCCAGTCGATGCGAAGGGTCAGGCTGTCGAGCGTAACTGGCAAGCCGTGCCTTGAGTTCAAGAGTGGCACGCAGATGGACGAGTATCGCTTTGGAATTTCCAATGTCTCTGGGCAGCCGCGCTACTTCACCGTGTTCGGCAGCGAGCTTGAACTCGTGCCTACGCCTGATGGCGAATACACCATTGAGATGGTCTACCGGAAAAATATCCCGGCGCTGACATCTAGCAATACGACCAACTGGCTTTTGACGCTCGCACCAGATCTCTACCTTTATGGCGCGTTGCTGGAATCGGCGCCTTACATGAAGGAGGACGAACGTATCCAGACATGGGCGCTCGGTCTCTCCACCGCTCTTGATGGCCTTAATCGACTCGGCATGACCTCCGCCTTTAATGCGGGTCCGATGATTGTGCGCTCTTCAGGACAGACCCCATGACCTGGACGCCCGTTACTCCGCAGTCGGAGGCCTGGACAGAGCAGACCCAAGCAGCCCGTGTGTTCGATCCTTACGTATTTGATCGTGATCCTATTTATGATACCGGCTCCACCGCTGGTGTTTGGGACGCGCGATCCGAACAGCAAGAGACCTGGACCGCGGCATGACGCTCAGGGTTACACATAGCGTTG